AAATAGGAACTTGTAATTCACCGGCCAATCCACGAAGTTCCTCATAGACTGCACCCAACTCTTGATAACGGGCGTCCGTTCGTGCATTCGCACTCATTAAGTCAGCGTAGTCAACAATGATAAGGTCTGGCTTGAATCCCAACGAAGCCATCTGCTGTACGTGAGCCTGAATGGTGTGTGAGGTAATGGTACGAGCGGGATAATACTTGATGATAATTTCACCCTTAATGGTTTCCACCAAGTCACGAATCATATCAGGATGTTCGGGAATCTTTCCAGGTTCAATGCCCGTATAAATGGTATCATATCGTAGACCGACATAATTTTCATTTAATTCAAGAGTATAGTGAACTACGTTCTTACCAACCTTTAGGGCGTTTGCACCAATTGTGGCAAGTGCCCAACTCTTACCCACACCAGACGGAGCGATAACGACACCCAATTCACCACCAGCCAATCCACCGCCGATAAGTGTATCAAGTGCGTCCCACCCAGTAGGAATTGTATTACGAGCATCCTTCGTCAACCGCTTTTCAAAGTCCTTCTTCCAATCGTGACCGACCGTCTTGGGTTGACCACTTCGAAGAGCGGTATCAACCAGTACCTTGATTTCGCCATACTGACCAATCTGGAGAAGGTCAACAGAACGAATGATAGCAGACTTCAACGTTTGATTCTTAGCGAAATCCAAAAAACTATCCTTGATATAATCCAAATCATTGTCTTGCATCTTCTGGAAAATACCACGGAGCGATTCTACAATAGAAGTACGTAGCGTATCATCCTTGACCGCCTTATTCATTTCAACCTTGAATACTTCCAGCGTTGGGAGCGTCTTATAATCGTTGAAATACTCTAGAGTCGTTTCAACAATCCATTGATTCGCTTCCAATTCAAAGAAGTTTGGATTGATAATGTCGTAAGATTGTGCAAGAAAATCTGGTGAGTTCAGCATCGCAGCCACAGCCTTTGACTGGAAGCTAGGACCGAACTTTGCCAGCGTATCTACATTCTTATCGTATTGCTTATGATTTACCATAATATCTCGCTAAAGTGCCAAAGGAAAATGTAATCCATTCATCGTAGTTTTGTATACTACTAATAATCTTAGTCTTAAACATCAGCTTTGTCAAGTCCGACTTACGAAGCGGTGGGCAACCTTCTTCGTACTTATGTAATATTTTCATCTTTGCATCAATGTTAATGTCCACATCATGCAAATTCATTAATTGCAAATTTCTATTTACTATACTGGTATTATCCAGTATGTTTTCTACTAACTTCGGCTTCTTTTTAATATCAACATATTTTTGTTCAAGTAAATTCAGATTGACCTCAACATTTGCATCAGCCAATTCTGGAAGATACTTCAGTACGGTCTTTTCTCCAGCTCCCTTAATTCCATCAATATTGTCACTCTTATCGCCAAGAAGTGACCTATAGAATACAAAGTTACTTGGATGAACCCCATAGGTTTCCAACACCACATCTACATCAAAGGTTTTCTTCTTGACGGGATTGTACAGCTTGACCGACTCGCTGACCATCTGTAAGAAGTCCTTGTCTGTAGAATAGATGATACTATTCCCACCATTCTTTGTCACCAGTTCTGACATATAGGCAATTACATCGTCTGCCTCTACGTGGTCTAATGCAAGAATAGATACAGGTAAACATTCCACCATATCAACAAGTGACACCAACTGCCACTTCATGTTTTCCTTTTCTTGTTCATCGGTAGTCATATCATACTGCCGATTCAATCTGGTTGGTGGCTTACGGTTTGCCTTATAGTCCTTATAAATCTTTCGTCTACGCTGTGACCCACCCTTACCATCAAAGACAAGTACGACTCTGGTAGGTTTGAATGTCTTGACAGCATATCCTAAAGATTTCATAAATCCAGCCATCCCACCGATATGATTACCATCGTCATCTAAAGTAGGAATAGCTGCATAACTTCTCATAAACGTATTCAATGCGTCAACAATAAGGACACGGGAATTATACCCAATGTCCTTACTGTCAAACTGCATCTCATTAAACGCCTTCAATAAATCAGTCATTTAGTAATTGCTTCTTGGATGGTGATACTTCGTCCTCATCCTCTGCGGCTTCCTTGTTAACCGCAGATGGGTCGAAGTCCTTCTCGTACTTCATAATGAGTGCGTCACAAATCTTCTCGTACAACGCTTCCTTCCGTTCTTGGTCAGCTTCAAGGAAGGCTGGGAATTCCTTACTTTGGAACTTCTCATCGTTGTATGAATACCATGCACCAGATTGCTTGATGATACCATTTTCCTTCAAGACATCCAACCAACTGCTGTAGTCATCAATACCACGATTAAAGTAAATGTTGAATTCAGCTTCACGATATGGCGGACCCAAACGATTCTTGGTGATAACTGCCTTCGTGGTGATACCAATGATGTTCCCAGCAGAATCCTTCAACTTACCAATCTGTGACAGACGGATACGAGTCGAAGCGTGGAATCCGATTGCCTTACCACCAGAAGTGGTGTATGGGTCAGAGAACGCAGGAGCGTTCATCTTCAAACGGAGCTGATTGGTGAATACCAGCGCAATCTTTTCACGACCAAGAAGGTTCGTAATCTTTCTCATTGCCTTACTGATAATGATGGACTTTGCTGTTGCATATCCATCCTTATTGAAGTCAGCTGCCATTTCTGTCTTGGTAGAAGCGGCGGCAACAGAGTCAACAACGATAGTGACCAACTTATCCTTCTTCGCAGCGGCTCTAACCTTCTCAATGATGTTGACGATAGAATCAAAGATATCTTCAACAGTATCGTGTTGAACATATACAAGCTTCTTCATATCCACACCGACTGCCTGGAAGAACTCATCGTTCACAGCGTTTTCAGTATCAATAAGAACTGCAACACCACCACGCTTCTGTGTAGTAGCAATAAGTTGTGCACCAACAAGTGACTTACCAGATGCTTCCAATCCAGTCAGTTCAGTAATACGACCGGCGGCAATACCACCATTCGGACGATTACTGATTGCGATATCCAACATCGTATTACCCGTCGAAATAAAATCAGTTAAATCAGTAGGAGTTTCCTCTTCCCCGTCAAGGAAATAGGCGACTTGACCATCCTTGTACAACTTATTCAAGCTATCTGCAATAACTTGTGCCAGTTCATCGCGGTCAGCTGATGGACTTGACTTCTTTGTTTTTGTTTCTTTTGCCATATGGTTCCTTTATGTAACAAAACACGCAGGCGCTAGGTAGTTCTGAGGCTACCTAGCACACTACGTGTTTCTGGTTAATTAATCGTTGAACAGCTCGTCAAACGCATCAACAGCGTTCTTGACATTCTCCTTTGGTGCTGCAGCCGTGGCAGTCTCAGACTTGGGAGCCTCAGCCTCACGGGCTGGAGTAATAACCGAATTATCTGGGTCAAGATACTTCTCAAGCGTGACCTTCAGCTCATTGTAAGTTGGCTCGGTGTAAAGTTCCTTGATATCCGGCTGTTCCGTCATCCACATCTTCATCTGAGCGGAATCAGAGGAAAGCGGAGTCTGAGCGGGCTTGACCTTTACGGAAGTCTTGGCGAAATTCGTGTCAGACTTCTCCTTCGGAATGTACTCAACTACGATATCACGGCCAGTCTTCGCATCGGTGATATCCCCGTAATCAGGGTCAGAGATGTACGAAAGAAGTTCCTGATAGACCGTCTTACCGAACGAATAGAACCGAACACCCTTATCCTCTTCACCACGAACGATGATAGGGATATAGGTACGAAGCTTCGGCATGAACGGCCGAGCCTCGGCATAACGCTCCTTCGGGTCACGGGTCTGGTCTGACTTCAGTGCGTCAGCAAACTCCGCAATCGGGTCACGGTTGCCATATGATAGTGGTGAGAGATGGGTCTTGTTGCCCAAATAGTGGAAGTATAGTTCGATAAAGGGATTCTCGGGGTTATCCTTCCACGGGACGATACGGATGACTGTCTTTCCTTCCTTCGGCTTCCAGATAGCGGTATCGCGGTCCCCGCCGCCTGTCCGCTTGAAACTGTTAAGCTTACTCTTTAATGCATTGATGTCTAGCGCCATACTGTTTACCTCGTTTAAAAGTGTTTAATGGGTGTTTATGTTGTAGTATACCCAAGTAGGAAGAAGTATACTACCCTGCGTTTAGTTTGTCAAGTCCTACTTGATTAGAAGTTTAATATTTCTTTTATTTTGGTTTTAACTATTTTTAATTGACCGTGTGCGGTTACTAAAATAGAATTCTTTAATTCATCCCAATCAATCTTATAGGACTTATCTATCTTACCGCCGTTCTTACTGGCAATTAATGCGTTTAATGCATTAATGGTGTATATTGTATTTGTTTGTTTTTTACGATGTACTGATATAGTTGACGCTGGTGGTGCATAATGTTCTTTTAGTGAGCCCGCAACAATATTATAGGTCAAAATTAATTGATTTGGGTCATCTACATTTTCTAAAACATATATGTTGTTGAACGCTAATGTATAGGAATTTTTCACTAAGTTTACACTTTCGTCCAATTTATCAGCTGCTATAAAGGTGCATAACAATTGAGTTTCGTTCATATAATACTCGTAAGACTGTTAACCAACTTCTTATAAGTATCAAATTTACTTCAATAACACTACATTTTAAATAAGATTTAACTCATTATAATTGTGACCCCGATACTGCCGAACAGGGAACCCACCTTCACTCAATATCTCAGCCACTTTGTCCATTAAATATAATTCGTTATTCGGGACATCCAGTACAATTGCGTCATAGGTGTACAGAATCACCCGATTAAGGAATTGGCTGACTTTGTTGACTCGTTGGATGGCTTCTTCGGTTTCCGTCAACTGCATCATATAATTAAATACTTTGTTCTTGGACGGGTCAGCGAGGGTCACCTTACGACCCGTTCCTGACAATACAAATCCATTCTGACGGTATTCATCCCACAGTTTGGAGGAATATCCTTTAATCTTTTGGAAGAACTCTACACCACCCGTATCGTCGGACTGACCATACATCAAGGCGAATGTTCTAGCCTTGGACTCCTCATATTGCTCTTTGGTTATAGTAAGGTTACCATAATATTGTTGAGCGAGATATTTGTGAAGTGATGTGGGGGGCAGGTAATAATCCATCAACTTTCCTGCCAATCGTAAGTGGAACGCTTCATAGTCAAACTGAACAAGAGTACCGTTCTCCCCAAACCGACTAACGAACTTCTCACGGGTTCCATCGTTCTTATTCAAAGCGGCAAAGTTGATACCACCGAAAGCATTACTTGGACGACCCGTAGACGTATAGATGTTGTAATCGGAATATACCAACCCATCGGTCGTTTGAATTCCAGACTTTTCAATATTACCCAAAGTAGGAATAGTCAGTTGATTAATGTATTGAAACGCCGAGTCGAGTTCTGTGGACTCATATCGTTTGTAAAGATGTTCACAATGTTGGAGGAATGCCTCTGCCGTTTCTACCCACGAAGTCAACGGGATACTATAGTGGAGATTCTTAAACTTAAATTGGTTCTTAATCTGATGAATACCCATTGTATAGAATTCACGATATAACGGAATCACATCATTGTTGAGATGTACCATCGTTGCCAAATCAATCACATTGGTTGCATATGATGTAATTCCATCAAATGCATTGGTCAGATGTCGGAGTTCCTTTTGATGTAGAGTGACCAGCTTATACGCACGGGACAAGTCAATCTCAAAATGTGGAGCATCGGGATGATTCACCGATATAGTATAAAATGTCCCATCGTCAAATCGAAAATGGAGTGAGGATAACTTATTCTGGACAGGATGTAGAAACGCATCAACCGTCACGGGATAGACATACGCAGTCTCTTCCTGTAAGCGGTTGGTGAGTTTTGTAATATCGTCTAGATTCGTAATAACCATTTGTTCCTCAATAATATATTATAATTTAAATATAGTATATTGGATTGTATTTGTCAAGTCTTAGGGCCACCGTGCCAGCATTTCTGTTCTAAATGCATCTACTTCTGCATAGCTTAGTGATGATGTGAATATTGCCAATTCTTTGACGTTTACTCTCATATAACCAGCGGCACCACTAACCTGTTGTCTTCTACCTAAGTACATCGAATAGCCAGACAACCATGTAAACAAATTATTATATGTTCCTGTATATCTTGCCATACTTGCTTTAATGGAACTGTTATCATCTGTATATACATTTACCGCATTAGTTCCCGTTTCAAAATCAAACCACAGTACCTTTGGCATAGGACTTATTATATTTGTTGTAGTACGTGCACCATATCTAACACTCGCGTTCGTAGCATCCACGATATTCCAGAATCCAGACGCATTGTGTGCGATTTCATGAATATTGTTTTGTGTACCACCAAGCAGAGCGTCATCTGTACTAATAATTAATGAATCCAGTCTTACTAGAACGTGCGTCGCCGAAATGTTACTAGTTAATACTGGTGTTTGTCCAAATCCATTTGTGCCATTAAACACCGCACCAACCGCAGATGATGCAGTAGTAACATTAGTAAAGGTAAAATCAAGACCACCGTTTGATGCAGTCCAACTGGAGGTAGTTAATCCACTATCGGCCCTCCACCAATAGTCTGCTGGTATTTCAGTATTCGGTGCATTAGGTGAAGGGACAATTTCACTACCAAAGGTTCTACCGCCAAGAGTTGAACTATTATACTTCGGTTTGTTGATAGGTGTAACTGGTTCTTTGTTCATAGTACCTTGGAAATACTCTAATAACTTAGGATTTATGTCTACCGGAGGACATGATAATCCACCAAATAGTCTAGTTAATCCGGGCATCCGTCTTTCATAAAAACAGATGGTTACAGCGTTTTTATGTTTTGCTCCGTAAATAATTTGACCATCCGTAGATATTATATTATTTGCGAATCCCGTAATTATCCACTGAAGTTCTAGAGTTTCGTATAGTGTGTTAGGTTTAAATGCTTCATATTGTTTTTTGTCAACTTCAGTAATGACCTTTGTTGAAATATTGCGCACAAAATACCGTGTGACATATCCGTTGAGTATGTCAGTTTGTGTGACCTTTGGTCGATTGGTATATGGTGTTAACATAGCTTATCGTCAGTTGAGGACACTTTCTTTGGTCTATATCTGAATCTACCTTGGATTTTAGTAACCCATCCGTTTTGTGGATTAAATTCATGTCCAATTTTTGTGACTACATAAAACCCTCGGTCTATAATAGATGGAACGCGGTCAACTAAGAAAGATTGGAATAAATTAATACCACCTATGCCTGGTAGAGTTACGTCTACCACAGTTTTGGTAAGATTCGAACTATTAAATGCATGCGCGGTAGGTGGTCGTTTCTGACGTTCCGCGTTAGTAGAATCTATGTTCAATTGCTTCATCATCCGTGATGGATTGATTTCTATCAATCTAACAGCAGTTCCTAAATCAGCATATTCACGTATTGTTCCAACTAAATTAGGATTGAATAATTTTATTTCTACCTCGGCTAATCTGTCTTCAGCTGCTTGCCGATTTACACGTGCTGCAGATAATCTTGCCTCACTAGCGAATGCCTGAGCATCCGTAGCTCTGGGAGCTCTACGTTCTTGAGCTATAACATCAGTCTCTGCTTGTCTAGCTATTTCTACAGCACGAGTAAATTCTTGTATTTCGTCACTTTCACATTCTTGTTCATCAACGCAAATGTTAGTATCATTACATGGCTTGTATAAATCTTTAAGAAGTGTAATTTCTTGAAGTTCCGGTATATTAATTGATTCTAATGTACTCTTTTGCGCAGGACCGCCAATGTTTGCGATTGCTTGCACCGCGATAACTTGAGGTAAATTAAATTCTACATTTAAATCAAGCAAATCACTACCTAGCTCTCCATCACCGAAGCGCTTGGTTCCTCTATTAAACATATAAATAAATTTAGGCTTATCCTCTGTTTCCCCATGATATCTACGGAGATTCACACCAGTTGTGCTATCTAATATACTTGTGAAGTTTTCTTCGTCTACTCCGTTAATGGTTGTAGATTCTGTTAATATCTTTGGTTCTTTTGACAATCCCATATCAATTATATGCATTCCTGGGTTCTTAACATCAGTACTATATAATTGAAGATTCCAATACCCCTCTGTTGCAGAATTCATCATATTCAACAACATGCTGATAGCCGCACTAATAGTATCAGTAGAGGTGAACGCTTGTTTAATTGCTTTTGTATTTAACCATATTCCTTTGGTTAAAGAAGATGAACTAGCTTTTGTCTCTTCACCTTTCTTTGGAGAAAATGGTTCAGAGGCCCTAGTAATCTTCATTAATAAGTCATTTTTTTCTAATGCTTGTCTAATAGTTTCATCCTCTTGTCCTGCTAAACGAATAATACTTGTAAATCTTGCATTATCAGTAGTTCTGGAAAAACTTGTTTGTGCCGCTGGATTCCAGATTATCATTACTTCAGGATTAACAGACCGAAGATTTGGGTGATACCCTACTTGATTAGCTATAAGTCCTGTGTCGTCTGACTCATTCAATTCATCGGTTGGTCGTAATAATGTTAGATTTGCTAACTCATCGTTGCCTAACATCGCAGCAATACCATATCTTTTATCATTTAATATTTTCTCTACAAAAAATCTCCAAGAAACAAAATATTCATTTTCTCTAGTTCCCGCTTGAGTACTTGGTCCACTAGTAGCGTCTGGTTCGGATTTTTCATTTTTTATAGGAATAGCTTGATTACTCCAGTAATAATCATCTCCAATTAAATTTTCTTGTTGGTAATATGACATTAATTTTGCAAAAGAATTAGTTTTCCAAGAATAGGTATCGTTAAAATATTCAAGGATGTCCATCGCCTTACAAGCAGATGTTGGGCTTGGGCATGTGGACTGAACGCCTGTATGCTTTGTAGGTACTTCAACTTGTTGTACCGAATGCATCGTAAGACTTATTTCGTATGTATTATTTTTATTATATTTTAAATTAAATTTTACTACATACGCAATAAACAACTCATAGTTACCGTAATTGTCATAAACATACTGCTTGATAAATTTCTCTTGTTCACTTCTGTCTTTAATTAAAGTACTGAAGTAAGTCTTTACATCTACTGGTGTATTTCCTATTTTTAATTTACCCCCTACCGCACTCTTCCAATCAAACGGAGTAAATCTTTCGTTTGGATGTGTTTGATTTGACGACATTCTACCAAGCTCAAGAACTACTCTTGTTGCAGGTCGTAGAAAATATCTAAGTAGTGCGTCGACCTGACCAACAGAATAGGCTACTATTTTTAAGTCTGCCTTTGTCAATCCGCCGCGAACTCCCATCGGTCCAGCAGTACTACGCTCTACCTCAACACTGGCTATACCAGGTACAGGAATATTTTTTGCGTCTTTGGATGCATCCGCAACAATAACGGGAATATCTTGTGTACCATCATTGTTGATAGCGTAACCTATAATACTTTTATCACTTCGAGTGGAATAAATATCATCAAATGCTACTGAGTTTTGTCCATGCAAGCCAAGCGAAGGACAATATGCTACGGTTTCTGTTTCCAAATTACTCTTTAGTACTTTGGATAAAGATGTTAGTTTTACAAATGGAGTATAGACATTAGCTGTTTCTGCTGCTATTCTTCTTCTAGTTAATTCATATTGAATTTTTGGATGAAATGACTCCAATGATTCAATAAGAGGTGATATACCCACGGACGCGGCTAGACGTTGTGATGCTTGGGCATTAGCTTTATTTGCATAATCGGTTGGAGCTTGTTCAAACGCTCTAATATATGGTGTTGGGTCAATAGGAACATCGCTAAAAAATCTCCACGACCCATCAGGATTTCTGTCTGGGTTGCCCCGAACTCTTCTTAATTCAAAGTGCAAATGCGGGGCCGTGCTCCCGCCGGTGTTACCTACGGTTCCTATTCTTTGACCAGCTCGTATGCGCGTTCCTCTCACCAATCCAGCCGTAGACCCTCGTTCAAAATGGCAATATTTTGTCGTATGTGTTATTTGGTTACCGTCAAAATGCCCGATAACGATACCTTCTCCACATCCTGTATTATAGTTAGCACTTAATAATCCAGCTGAGATAACTTCGCCATCAAATACTGCTAACGCAGCAGTTCCTGCTTTAGCTCTGATGTCTAATCCTCTGTGTTCTATTCTGGGGTTACCAGGAACTTTAGGATGTTTTCTCTCACCAAACGGACTGGTAATGACCGCTGGTATGGGTATAGCGGCCGGTAAACATAAAAACTTAAATGGTAAATCTGCCATATTATACGTTTGGGATAAAGAGTATAGTACCAATCGGCACTGCCACGCTACCGTTTGCTAAGTTATTAGCCTTCGCTAACATCCACCAGTTTTCTGTCGTGTTGTAAAATTTATAGGACAAAGTATCTAATCTATCTCCGTCTTGAACAACATAATAGAATGGTATATCTTCTGACGGTATTGATGTTGGTAACACCGTCTTATAGTATGGAATCTTTTTGGTAGTATCTGTTTCTAATGGTGTAGTATAACGTTCCATAATTATCTTCCTGGATTTCTAAGGGCGAATTGCTCTTGTGCCATATCTTCTGCTATCTTATAGAATGGACTATCATAGAACTTGCTTCTCTTCTCAAGAATACTTAATTGCATATTAACTGCGACAGAATGTGGTACTTGTCTATCAACGTCAAATGTAATCGCTTCATCTAAAAAGTCGTAATCTAAATTTTCTAGATAACAAGGTTGGCCATCGTATAAACCACCTACGGTGATTTTAAATAATGGTGGAACCATAAATCCATTTTTTACATCTTGTGGGAACGCTAGCCCAGACAAGTAATTTACACGTTGCCACATACCATATTGTTCTTCTTGAGAAAACGCGACGATATTGAAGTTTAATGATACAGAACGCTTTGCTCCACCGTAAACGACAAATCTTTCTGTTCTCCCTACGTAACGTTGTTCAGTAAATTCAGGCTTGACAGATTCTTTGATACTAGATATTAATGCACGAAATTGAACTGTTTCCCCGTTTAAATTAGAAAAAGCGAATCTTACTATGTCTGTTTGTTCTTGTTCACCTATAATACCATAATAATTTAATTTATTTACATCACTGGTTCCGTATACTGCTCCAAGTTGCACCCCATTTGGTCCCTGTCTTAAAATATTATATGGGTCTTTTAGTTCAGTATCACCTTTATCTATAGCGACTTTTGTTGGATCAGTGCCTACAAAACTGTCAGACAATAATCTTTCTGAAAAGAATTTATTGTTTAATCTGACCGATGCATTTGTTTGTGGTAAACTATTAGATGACTTGGTTCCGTTTGTGTCCCTATCCGAAAAATTAAATGTTCTTGCTGCATTATTATTCTTTTCAAAAAACTTTTGTTTAAATGATAGAGCTTCTTCTGCAAATGAAAACTGTTGTTTTTGTTCTTGTATTGTTTGTATTAATGGTAATGATTTCGTATTTTTGAGTAATTTTCCAAATGAAATTTTTTGTACGGTTTTCACCGCAGCATTACGAAGCGCAATTTTTGCTGCGGTTTTCGTAAGTGCCTTGAATGTTGCGGTAGCATTAAGTCGTGGTAAGCTACGTTGTGAGATTGGTTGTGGTGGGAACAATACTGGTCCCATATAAGTGCCATTTTTCTTAAACACAGAAAATTCAGGACGACTGGTATCACCTTGTGTATTTATTTGACTTACATCAATTGTTGATTTAAGTTGAGCGGTAAGTGCCCCTACTTGATTAGAGAGATATGTAGCTGCTAGTGAACGGACAGTTCTTCCCAATCCACGAGTTCTTATCCCTTCATTAATAGTACCTGCTATCGTAAATTTACTAGATATAGAAGTTACAGTTCCTATTTGTAATAAACCAGAGGTTCTGTCCAGTACTCCCAAATGTCTACGAATATGTAAGAACGGAGTTGCGTTTAATAAAAATTCTGCTGGATTAATAACTTTTGTATTTTCAAAAGTATTCCCAGTTTGTAATAGTGCTTGCTTAGCTAAAAACAAAACACCATCTGATGACCGTAAAAATTTACTGACCCGTTGTGTATCACGCGCTTTTGATACAAATGGTAAAGACCGATTGTCATCTTTGATACGACTGCGTGCATCATCGGTGTCTGGGCGGATACTGATATATGGTTGGTCTGATGGTTCTTTTTTCGCAGAAAATCTTTTGTAGATGTCTTGAGATTTTTCGTTGAATAGGTCTGCTAAGGTTGCCATAGATTATCTCACTTCGTTACGAGAGTACACGCCAACCAATTGCATACGAGGAACCGTTTGCGTACTACCACCGACATTAATGGTGGTAGATGCGTTCGACAAGGCGGTAATCAAATTATCTACCTTACGAACCAATTCAGAACTATCTGACCCCATTTGTAATGCTCCCTTGGGGAATAGATTTGTACCGGCGATTATATCATCTGCATTATTCAGTGCGAACGCACCCTTTGAGGTAACTAAAGTACGAGAACCATATCCTGAAGAGAACATATCGTCTGCCATTAATTTCTCTATTCCAGCACCTGCCAATCCACCAAGTGCACCACCAATCATAGTACCGATTGGGCCTCCAAAAAATGTTCCGATAGTACCACCTGCCAATCTAGCAAGAGCAGCTGCACCTACTGACCCAGCCAGACTTCCCAAAGTAGATGCGGTAGCTGAACCACCAGCAAGCATTCCAGCACCAGTACCTACGGCTGCTCCAGAAACTAATCTAAGTCCTAAAGATGCGATAGAAGCAACTTTACCTAATGATGCTGCCCCAGAAGCGACAGCGGCTGCGGAAAACCCATTTAATGCTACTATAGCTCCTGCAACCGCAGATATCAATCCAACAAATGTAGCCGCACCCGTAGTATATAATTTATTTAAGAGAGTAGCGCCGTTAGCCAATTTTCCCGTAGCCGTAGCAGCTTCAGTCATTTGTTGTTCTATATCTTCCGCGGCACTAGCTTGTTTATTTCCCATCTTCATATAATCTTCGACGGAAATACCCAGTTGCTTAAATAGTGAACGGGTACTTGCACTTTGCATCAATTGTTCGGGAACAGTTCTACGAACATACGCTAATAGTGCATCTGGACCTTCTTGTTCGGCAACTCTGATAAGTGTACCAAAGTCTAATTGCGCCCCAAGCTGGTTAAGTTGTGCAACGGTATCAATAGTACCATCAAGATTGGTGACCAATCCTTCTTGTGCGGCTTGAACACCTGCTAAACTAATCCCGAGTTTTTCTGCATTAACTGCTGCCTTCGCAAAATTTTGTCCATAAAGAAGGAACGATAAGGTATTCTTATTTACAATATTAGCGAATTGACCAGAGGATAAACTTGCTCGTCCAGAGGCACGACGGAATGATTCAAACTGTTCTGTAGTGGATAATCCCGTGGTAACTAAAGCACGGAGAGATTCGTTCGTTAATTGGAACTCAGACCGGAATCCACCTTTAAGATTATTTGCGAACTGTGCTGCTCCATCCGAACTTAGTTGTAAACCTTCTCGTACACTAACGAATGTGTCAGATAATGCCTGTTCTGCTGCTTGAATTTGAGAAAGAGATGCCGCTCTATTGGCATCCAACGATAGTATTTGTTTGACCGCTGCTAATCTATTTCTAAATTCAAGTCGGACGCCGTTGGTAGCTTCTGTTCCAATAGTTGCCGCAAACTTAATTCCGGCATCGGTCATCTTGATGAATTCAGCACCTAACGCCTTGCCCGCTGATGTTAATTTATCCTTTGCGGACTTTAAGTTATCGGTTGACTTCTTTTCTTCTTTCTTAGCGTTGGTTGATGCAGTAGTGGCTTGAGTATTCTCTTTAATTGCTTCGTTTGTTTCTTTTTGGGCATCAGCTAAATTTTTAGTAGAATCTACCAATAGGTTTAGATATTCTACTGCTAATTCTGCCAACGATTTTAAATCTGAGAAATCATCTGCCATAGGTTATCTCTTATTAGGTTTACTACGCTTTTGTGTTTCTTTGTACGCTGCTGCTTCTTTTGTTTTTGCGTCTTCCAATTGTTTCATATGGAAATTGCGTAAGTAGACCGGCATATTATAAGCTTGTTCAAAATCAAACGCCCCATTACTATAATACGCCATTGTAAATAACATTTTGTGAATTTCGACCTTATGCTCCGAGGTCAGGCCAAAAAAAGTTTGCCCCAAAGGGCATCCTCGCTTTGACAATGTTTTGACAATCAGAACAACTGACATTCAAATCAAAATTAATATCAGGAGAAACCTTTCTATATGCTTCTCGTAATGCGCGAACATCACGAATAATCATTGCTTCTGCGAACTCACGAACTGCCTTACGGTCACGGTTACCATTAAAAGAAGTGATTATATACTTTAATCGTGTAGTAGAATCACTTTCGATTGAATTATTAAATTTCTTCAATCCGTTGACCTCTGCAGTAATTTGTTTTTCATCTGCCCGAGTCAACAACTTAAAGGTAACCACCACACCAGTAGGTAATTTCACTTCGTATTCACCTGCATGGGTATCGTTATCAGCTTCAATAGTATTTAGTGTTGACAAATCTACTATATGCTCAAACTTTGTACCACAAGCACCGCAGGCGAGTTCGATAGGATAGTCTTTTCCATATGCTAAAATACGAGCGGCAACCATTACTGCATTTAAATCCCCAATCAATAAATCATCGGGTTTGACGCCTGGTGTGACAATTAAACTTTCCATCAACTTGTCAATTACCACACCCTTTTGAATCAAATTGGTCGAGGTCAAGATATCTTCTTCCTTAGCGGTCATATACTTGACATCGACTTTTCCACTTCGTAACGGACTCCCCTCAGAATAGAACTTCCCACCACTTGGAAGGTCTATCGTTTCTGTCGGGAAATTGTATTCTGCCATAATAACTCCTTAAACTATTTGGTTTTACCACCTATATAAATATCAATCGTCTACATTTTTAGTAGAAATATCCTGCTTATAAACCTGGTTTATTTTACTGACAAATTCCTTAAAATAGGACTTTGACCGTTCTGGGGTGACCAATGCTCCGTCTACTACCAAGTCTGCCACCTGCTGCTTCTCTTTGAGGATATCCCGCATATATTCGTCAATGGTATCAGCGCATAACATATAATAGACTTGAACTTGACCCGTTTGACCGATGCGGTGGGTTCTGTCCTCTGCTTGTTCGTGGTTTGCGGGAACCCAATCACAATTGAGAAAAACAACTGTATCTATCTGATGTTGGAGTCCGTCAATACCCATACCTGCTGCCATCAAACTGAACAATCCAACTTTTGCTTCACCCTTGGTTAATCGGTCAATGGTATGTTGCCGTTCCTTACTATTCATTTCACCCGTTAAGAGTGCAGCTTTGTCTCCATACTGTTCAGCCAAGAACTTTAATGGAGCAAGGTAATTACTGAAAATAAGGATAGGTTTATCGTTATCCAAGAATTCATCCACCATCTCCACCAATCGGGGTATCTTCTTTTCAATCAAGAAGGTTTGAAGTTTCGGCATGTGACCAATGGTCGGCTTCTCCACCTTCCAACGACCAAAGACTTCTCGTAATAGTTCTTTGTATTGTTTCTGTTCGTCCTTCGTCAATTCCACATACAAGTCATTGCGTTGTTTTGCTGGAAGTTCTGTAAGGATTTGTTCTTTCTTTCTACGTATAACCAAATCTTTCGTTCTATCATGCAAGTCTTGGAGATTGCGGGGTGCTTCTCCTTTCCACCCGCCGTAACGTTGAGTGAAATGAAAAAAGTTATTGAAACGTTCTTTGTCAAGGAAGTTCAACAAAGCAAATGCTTCAATAGGACGAGACATGACAGGAGTACCGGTGAGGAAGATACAGTACTTCGTTTTAATGCCGGGATATTTTCGTCGTTCTTTATAAGAACCTAAAATAGACTTTGCTCTGATGGTTTGTCTGTTTTTTAGATAGGTAGCCTCGTCACATACCAGCAGGTCAAACTCTTGCTTTCGTAAATCATTGACCACCTTACCGACCGCATCATAATGGACGATGTGGAACTGATTCGACAGCTTTCCATCATAACTCTTACTATCCCAGATGGTGGCATCTTTGCCCGTGAACTTTTTGATTTCACGCTTCCAATTGACCACGACTGATAAAGGACAGACGATAATGGTTTTGAGTTTCTTGTGTTGGGCAAATCCAATAGCTTGTGCAGTCTTACCCAACCCAGGCGCATCGGCAATCAAGCAACGACCATCTGCTCGCTCCACGAACTTGACACCGACTTTCTGGTATGGATAGAGTTGGAGTTGCATCCCCTTAATGTCAAATTCTACATCTTCTTTGACTCGAATCTCATCCAAATCTTCACGGCGGTCTTTGAGTTTCTCCAGTAAGTTCAATACCTTGTCATCACATTTGATATTGGTTGGACCGAATACATTAAATGCTTTGGGGAGATGTACCGCAGGAAACTCCCACCACTTTTCTTCCCCGTTCCACTTTCGACCATCCACTTCATACTTGAACTTTGCCATCAAGGTGGGATTATATGGCATAACAACTACCGCAGTTTTACTATCCTTTAAATGAATAGTAACTGTGGTATCTGTAGATGTTTGTGGTGTATTGGTGACAGTCGGATTATTGGTTCTCGCTATCTTTAAGTGCGAGATATCTTCACCTTTAAGAGTCAATGTCGCCGCTTCTTTCCAGACTTCGGGAATCCCGACAGTCTGTGTCATCCAAGTTAGGTATGACTGATTATTATAATATATGTGGGCGAGTGAGTGTCCTCTGAACTTCCCGAATGTCAGTATCGCGTTATTCGCTGACTGATGTAGCATCAGTATTTTCTACCTTGACATATGTGAGACTATCTAAATCTAATCTCCACCCCTCACTTGGGTTAAGATTCAACATTCGCATCATTTCTTCATTTGCTTGCATAACCTTAGCAGTTAAATCTGCTTGGTGAATCTTTAATAATTGATTATTACTTTCAATTAAATGACGAAGTGCTAAGGGTACTGGAACCATTTGTGCCATAAATTACCTTCCGTTAGTGTTTAATTAAATTTAAAATATAGTTTATTATTTGTCAAGGGATACTTGGACGAGGAGTAGGTATATACAAGGAATCTGGGCAACCAGCTAATGCTTGTGCGGCACTACACGTGGTTGGGATTTGCATACATACAATACTATATTGTGACCCCGATGGTACGTTATAATTAGCACCCCGAATGCCTCCAACAAAAAACTGTGCGGATAATGATGGTTCTAAACTAATACAACGAACTGTACCATCTGGACACGTTAATACGTCTGTTCCTTTTGATCCTGTTGGACCTTGATTTCCAGTAGCACCAGATACCAGTAATGATGGATTTGCACTTGCGGAAGCTTGGCATATTTCTAAAGTTACACTTAATCCAGCAAATCCAGCAGATGGTGTACTTCCACTTGCAGCCGCATATGATGCAGTTATAACTGTAATTGTATTTGATGTCGGTGCACTAGCAGTGACTGCTGATAGTGAATGACTTATGTTTTGTGTTGTAGCTGCTTGACTACCACCAAAAGGAAAATAATATGACATATTAAATTATGTTATAGTGATTCATTACATACACCCAACGTCTGCAAGGTGCCACTACCATCTGTGGAATATGCTGTTCCGTCAGGTTCGTATGCACCGAGAGTCTGATTATTTGCTGGATTGGTACACACGCTATTAAAGAACATTGGACTACTTCCTGCGCTTAATCCCGCATCCGTACTGTAAACTGTTATGTTCGGACTACCGAAATCACAATACCGTGTCCCACCCACTACATATGATGAATAGAATATATATTCGTAACAATTTACTGGTGCCGATGAACAAGACGCGCCGCCTTTACTTTCATCATGCCATGAACTTGATATTAGATACACGCTATTACCACGTGGGCCTGTTACTCCTCTTGACCCCTGTGCTCCCTTCGGTCCTGATATCGGTCCTGCACTAGTACCGGCTGCCCCAGTAGAACCAGTGATGTTTAATGCCAAACTTGCGGTGACGGGTACCGCAGCAAAAGTTTGAATAAGCGACCCCGTTCTAGCGACACTGGCACTTACTGCAAATCCTAGTTCATTTACAGCTATATTGTTGGGATAAAATTGCACGTTATGGTACTCCTACGGGTAAAGATACACCACCAGCTGCACCACCGATTCCTTGTAATCCAATATCTCCGGTTAATCCTGGTGTAAAACTACAACTACCGTTCGCGCCATTTGCACCAGGAACTCCTGACGTAGCGTATGATGCACTAGTGATACGGATAGCATAACTCGCTGATAGTGCATAACTCGACAATGACGCAGTAGTTGCGAGAGTAGTATTATATATTTGGTTTAGTGAACTAGACCCAAATGGATAAAAACGCATAGATTAATCTTCTAAGTTATAAATGGTAAGGTCTGCATTTAACGAACCAGAATATACCGTGGTCACATTAGATAGGTTTTCTAATATGTAACTTGTTCTATTTACCCCAGGACTATAATTAGGGTCATCCCACGTATATGCTTCCAACACAGGAACTAAAGGATACTGATAACTTGCTGAATCAAACATCATATCAGCTATAAGTTTTGACCCAGAGTTTGGAACATTTCCGAACGGTCTGATTTGTTCTGCTAAAGGTACATCTTCAATATCCGTAGAATATAGTCGTATTCTAGCAGCGTAATCAGTTACATTTTCTACGGTAAATCCAGTAAACCATCCATAACCGGGACATACTAATGGTTGAAGGTCATATGTTGGAGAAGTACATACTGGTGCACCAAATCCATAACCTGCAGGATATGGTCCATCAATAAATGTACCAATTAATATGGACGATGTACCTGCTGCAATACTGAAGTCTTGGGAAACATATTGCCAACTTGCCGAAGGCATAGCAGTTGCTTTTATGTAATCATATAATGGGGCGCCGCCGCTGTCCGTTGCTAACGCAAAAAATCCACAAGCGTAATTACCAAACAATGTATCGTTTGCAGTTCCGTCATAGGTGGCATATACCCAACCAGAAATTCTATATACATTTCCTACGTCTACTGGTAGGTAGTAAAAACTATTATCTTTCCAGAATGTAGAGGTACGTGATGCGAGTTGTCCGGCATATAACGTAGACCCAACTGGAATTTCTGGAAATTGTTGTGTTACTTTTGTTGGGTCCGTGGTTGTGTGTAATTCACTTGTTAACGAACGAGTTTGCCAGAATTCCCAACCATCGTTATCAACCGATGCGTTTCCACGTTCCCATTGCTGGTCTACATTGAAATTATAAGTACCCTTAGCCTTCAAGATTGCAAAACTTTTTGGGGTGGTAATACTTCCACTAACTCCGTATATCGACCCACCCGTGACCAATACTTGTGACCCACTGATATGAATAGCTTCTTTGTTATCTTCGCTGTCACCTACATTACTTAAAGCGTAGGTGGTAAGGGTAACGTTCTGTAAACCAGAACCACTAAGATTGTACCATACTAGTCCACCAGTATTGGTGTGTCCAATGACAGGTGGTGCAAATACTAATTTTTCTGTCGTGGTCAGATTGATATCAGCAATTAATCCTACCGATTGGGACAAGTTGAAGTTTCCAGCTGCACGGTTAGCATCTATAACCATACTGGATGAGTCTGTATATAGTCTTAGTCGTACTGGTGGATTTGTGGATACCTTGGCGTCCAATAACACAAATGCCCCACCCGTAGTTTGGAGTGAGGAACTTGCGATATCACCAGACCCCGCATCTTTAGAGATTACGGTTTCTGTCCGTGTATTTATCTTACGTGAGAATTGGTTTATAAATCCCATACAGTGGTTTACTCTTAAAATGTACTAATATAAATATCGTAGTAATAATAAATTACATCGTTTATACTATTATGTAGAGATAGAATAATTAAATACTTTATAATCGTCGTGGAATAAATACTCTGTCAATTTTATAAAATTAGAGTCCGTAAAATCCAAATGGCTCAATTTATTATCTTTTGTTACACCAACTCGTTCTATTTTACTTGTATCTATACCCAGAGTCACGTTGAGCCATTTATTAAATACAGACAAATCTTCATATTTGAACCAGTGTACTTTTGGATGATATGCCCAATGTACTTGTGTTTTGAAAAAGGAATCGTGATAATTGATATAATCTACACCAAATATACTGGTTAGAGGTATATCATTTTTAGGTATACAGTTCTGATGAAAGTTGTCATACAAAAAATTTACCAAGTTTTCCATAGTGTCAGATGGCATTTTACCGAATGCATCTAATTCTGCTAAATGTTTCAGTGCAGATACAAATCGAGTTAGGGGGGTTCGCACTACAGTAAACCCCATATATTGCTTTTGGTGTTGTGAATATAGTTCGTGAAAAGTAAAATGAAAATGTAATTTAGGTTCTTCGTGTGGATAAAATAGCTTTGAATATGCTCTAGTTCCCGTCTTTGGTACTTTTACCCAAATCCACTTCTGATTATTTATTTTAGAAGATACTATCATGCGTAAGCCTTGTTATAATACTATCGGCAATTACTTGATGGCAAAGTTTTGACGGGTGGTAATCTCTCCGTGGTTTCTTAAAGTTAGCGTAATCAGTTGCGATAGTCAATTCGGGTCTGGAGTTTTCGATTACTTGAAAAATTTCACCAGTGTTAAATATTAAGTTTTTAGAATCTGTTATAGATGTATATCTGGGAATAGAAGCGAGTATTTCAGACAGTAATCCAAATTTTGGTTTTAAAGGATTATCCATTAAATCAGAAATAGTTTCGTATATTTCACCTTTATATTCTAATCTTACTAGTCTGTCCATCAACCATGTATGTTCTTTTATGTATGGAAGAATGAAATTAGGCCAACACAAAATATATATTGGAAACTTGTGTTCATATTTTTGTAAAAACTGTAATACTTGAAGAACGTCCGATATTTTAGACTGTTCCATATACTCATCTAACGTAAGATTATTTTCTTCTAACCACTTAACAAAAATCTTCTCGTGCTTACTCATCACATCAATATGTGACGTTTGTGGTAACACTGGGCTATCACTTCTCATCCACATAGTAAACTGAAATACAAACGTATCCACCGTATCATTTTCAAAAAAAGATTCCCACCACTTAATAATTTGTGTGTGGGAACCCCCTCGAAATGATTGATTTAATGACTCAACATTGAAATGAGATGCTACTAGGTGCGAAAATCTACTAGTTTCCTTATTTCCTTCATAGTAGTCTAGACCATCACCATAAGTAAACGAACACCCTGCGAAACCAATTTTTTTCATAAAATATTAAATATTATGCACAGTTTCCACCGGCACAAAATGCACCTTTACCACAATCTGCATCATAATAGCATGCGGCAGTAACTACGGTTAACGTATCCACGCCATCAACTTCGGTGAGATATTTTTCAATTTCTACCGAATCTAATTCACTAAGAGATGTGTTATATACACCGATACTATAGCGGGTATTGTATTCAGTACCTTCCGTATCAGTAGATATTACTTGTATAGTATATTTTCCAACTTCAAAATCTGATGGTGGTGTAATAGACAATGTAAGTGTATTACCAACATAAGAACTAGTTATCCACGAAAATGCTTTATAGAAAGTAGACCCCACATTAGAAACTACAGTGTAATTGGTGTGTGCAGCCAAAGTAATAGGTAATGTAGTTGTAAATACAACTTGTGTTGTTGCTCCACGTTGTACTGGAAACATTGAGGCAAATGGTTTGTCCCAAATCTTAGGTGAACTAATAAACGGTGCTTTAATTAAACGATTTGGTGTAGTACCATATACTGATTCATTACGGAACAACATATCTTCAAACGCAGAATCTAGAACTAAGGTTTGAATCTGTTGTGCAGTAAATGTTGGACTTTCCTTAATATATTGAGTAACAACACCAGATACTATTGCCGCACTAATTGAAGTTCCTGATATTTCTCCGTATCCATCGATATTTGCAACGTGCACCCCAATTCCAGGAGCAGTTATATCAACTTCAGGGCCCCAGTTACTTGATGCTCCTGTTACCCAAGAAATAACTCTATCATATAAGTCAGATGCAGCAACACCAATTACAGTATTTAAACCAACTGGAGACAGCGTATCTGCTGCAACTCCGGTGTTACCTGCTGCAGCAACAACTACTAAGCCGGCATTTTGTAACTCTGTTACTTTATTATCTAGTAGTTGACTCTTTGGTACTGTCCATGAACAGTTTACAACCTTTACTCCAGAAGTCAATAAATGGTCAGTCAACACTGCGTCAAACGCAGTTAGTAGTTGTCCGATTGTCGCAGACCCAAATGGTATCTTTACATTCTTAACAATTGCATTCTTAGACACACCTCTGGTTTGTCCATTAATTAAACTTGCCATTGATGTACCGTGGCTAATAGTATCGGTATAAAATCCATCGTAGGTATATAAATTTTCAATAGTAGAACCAGTAAATTCTTCGTGATGTGCATTTATACCAGAATCCATAAGATATACCGCTACACCATCTCCGTGGCTGATTGGATTGTAGATGGTTCCCATAGGAAGAGTATTAGTAACCAAACGAATTTGGTGCCAATAAGCTTGTGGAGTCACGGTAGTTCCTGCATCCAACTCTACCAATACGACACCAGAAATGGCTTCAATCGTTGCTGCCGATACATCATCGGCTACTACCAATCCTATGACACGAACTTTTTCTAATGTATAAAGTACAGTTCCATAAGTACCCAACGTTTCAACTAATAGTGTAACATTGGTGTCCGAAGCATACGCGATATTAAATGTTTTCATAAATGATTCCTAAAAATTAGTTTACTACACTATCAGATATATTCAAAACCGATACTGCCCATGCACGTTCCATACAAAAATAACAACCACCACAACTATCTATTCCAGTAAGACCACATGACCTTGTTTTTTTAAGTAAGTCAAGGATGTTTTCTTCAACATACATTCTTAATATTTCTACCTTGTCCATATCAATAAATGGACGTAAATGATATTCGTTTAGTGCTGGACCTCTAACTGGTGGTGTGTCACCTCGAATATACACTGTTGGTGTGAAATGTGTTACTACTTTATTACAACCAGTTAAAACTACACCTGGGTAAACACCCAATATTAGTTGTACTGCATCACGAATAAATAAACCTTGTTGTTTTAAAGTACAAATTTTGTATCTTTCACCAAACTTATCTTGAAAATAATCGCTCAGTGGTTCAATTATCTGTTTAAAAGCATCGTCACTGTTGTTTATGAAATGACAAATAACAGGTTTATCGTATTGCTTAAGTACTAAATACGTCAACAGAGTACTGTCTACACCACCAGAGACAAGAATATTAATATTTTCACAGTTTTCTGGTATAGATATGTTCATATATAAGTATCGGTTATATACCCATTTCCTTCCGAATTTGGGTGGCGGAGATAGCCTCGGTTTGGGCGTCAAGGTTGATTTTCTCTACCTTATATCCCACATCCCGACCATAATATACCCCCGTAATATTCGGTACGGACATTATATAGTATTTTCCACGGTACTTATTTTCCAGCTTCTTGTGGATTCCTTCGACAACTTCGACATAATTGAATGGGTTCTTTTCGTCGGTATTATAGGTATCTCTAACAGCAATAAGTACCTGACCTTCCTTTTCTAAGATGGTTTCGAACAACTTCAAGTGACCATCGTGGAACGGTTGGAATCGACCAATCATAAGACCCGTTGATTTGTTCCATCCAAAATGTACATCCTTCCTTTTGATTTCTTCAATAATGATGTCTGCTTGTGTATTTGGGTCTATCCATCCGTTTACCAGTACACTCACCTTTTCTGGTACTTCGAATACTCTATTAGTATCCTCAAATCGTCCGGCATCTATCGTATTCATAAACACGACGAAATCTGGTGCGAAGAGTTCACGGGTTTGTTCTGTGGGACAGACGAAATCTGCTACCACGTGATGAGTCTCAACCATATCACAGAGTTCCCGCATACGATAGGCCTGACGTTTACGGCCTGTATCGGAGAAGTCCCAATCGTTGAATTGTTTCCGTACTTCGTCTGCGTTGAAGTACGCAGCACCTAATTTTTCTGCCAATACTTTAGATAATGTAGTCTTTCCAGATCCAGGCAATCCCATAACCAAAATTCTCATATACTACTCCTTATCCTTATTAATGAGTCCAAATTTAATCCATCGGTACCAAATACGTTCGTGCATGTAATATAACACAGGTTTTACTATAAGTTCAACCCCCCCTACAATAGATGATATATAAACACTACCTGTAAGGACATATCCAATTATTACGGTCTGTACACTTCCAAATAATCTGTATGATAATGCTTTAGCTATATGTCTCTTTCTTTGTACTGTCATTTATACACTCTTCGTACAATTCGTTAAAATGGTTTATGTCTTGTAACATTTCTTCATCGGATAATTCGTACTTTTTATACTTGTATTTCGTACCTATATAATCTAGTCCAAGTGTCTCTAAAAGTCTAGTCGGATTATCTAGGATGGATTTATCTGAGAATGCGTAGTCGCATCTATTTTCAAATTCCATATGTTTATTATAAAAACCTAGTCGTTCTTTTATTTCTTCTTTGGTTATTACTAATGACCCAATATAATCTTTTCGTAAATCTTTATTGATGAACGAATCGGTTTTCTTTGCGACCAACACTTTTAGTATCTGTTTCCGTAAATCCTCTGGATATATAAACACCGTTTTGTAATTACTTTGCAGTATACGTTCTACCATATCAAAACTATGGTTGGATATAATTTTAATTAATGGTAGCGGAGAACTGTTCATTATTTCTTGGTATTTACTTTCTATTTGTTCCAACGGAGTATATCGTGGATTGAACATAGAATAATTACCCATCTTTGAATATTTTACATCTTGAAACATCAATGGTTGATTAATTAAATGCCACGTGTAAGTACTTGCACTTCTCGGTAAGGATATGATACAATACATTATAATACCTTTACGTTGTATTTTTGTTCGAACTCTAGTGCGTCTTGTCTATCATTTACCATTGGTTTACCCTTGATATTTAAACTAGTGTTGAGTAACATCGGACATCCTGTTTCTTCGTACCAAGACTTCAATAGTTTATAATATCCAGGATTATCCCGTTCAGTCACGGTTTGTACCCGTGAGGTTCCATCGGCATGAATAATTGCAGGAAACTCTTCTGGTCGTTTACATACTGCCACAAACTGCATATATGGACTACGTGGTGTCACCATATCAAAGTAATCTTGTGCGTGTTCTTCCAAGATAGATGGTGCGAAAGGACGAAACTTTTGTCTACGTTTGATTTCGTTGACCTTATCCTTAATATCCGTTCCCCGTGGGTCTGCCAACAAACTACGATTACCTAATGCACGGGGTCCGAATTCTGCTCGACCATTCGCTACACCTACTAGTTTAACATCTTTTAATTTGGAAATCAACCCCTCTACAGGATATTTTCCTCCCGTATCATGTCCCAAGAACGGAGAGGTGAATTTGATATGTTGTTGTGTATGTGCTGCAATTGCCCCCAGACTGTTCCCCGCATCACCTGGATTCGGCATAATCCATACGTTATCAAAGTACTTATAGGTAATATTATTTGCGACACAATTCAGTGCACATCCACCACTTAATACTAGATTGGCTGACCCCGTAAGTTTCTTTGTGTATTCCAACAAATCAGTAAATACTAACTCATATACATACTGTGTTGCTGCGGCGATATCGTACCTATCTTGTTCAGAGGATAATTCTGGTCGCCACCACATACATCCCCGATGGAGATTGTTACGTAGTTTTAGTATTGTACTACCATCAAAAAAATCTTCTATTATCGAACTTGCATATTTTGACGGATCACCATATGCTGCCATACCCATTAAGATATATTCTTCTTCATTAGGTTTCAATCCGACACGTTGAGTCATAGCGGAATACCACAATCCTAAACTATGTGGATATTTGATAGAAAACTTCTTTTTTAATTTAGTTCCCTTACCATACCAAATGGTAGTGGTGTCAAACTCACCAATGGCGTCAATCACCAGTACGGCAGCCTCACCGAAATTACTGGTATAGTATCCCGCGGATGCATGACTATGATGATGGTCTACGGTAACTACTGGTGCTGTTATTCCGTAATTACGAACATATTGTTTAGCATCATTGTTCATCCAACCTTGACCAGCTCGGAGTTGACGCAACGATTTCATGAGTGGTCGTTCATACCAGACTACTTCATCTGGTTTACCGTATCTATAAGCATCTGTCACAATCTGAGTATTCAGATGTGCGTCATTCTTCACACCAGAATATCGTTCTGATTGTGAAGCAAACAATATTTTATTATTTTGCACCACCGTGATGGCGGCGTCGTGACTGTTGGCAGAAATTCCCCAGATAATCATATTACATTTCCATCACATCTGCTAACTCAGGAAATACTAAGCAGAAATCTTCTCCACGTATCTTATCAATACGTTCCACTTCTGATTTGAAGAAGTGTTTGTATGGTTCCCAATAATTTTTTTCATTAACCCAATTAGGTAATAGTAATAATTGTTGATAGTGATTATTGTTCGTATATCCTTTACTCTGTAATATATTTAATAATTCATTAAGATTTTTATGTCCCTCTTGCTTTTTAATTTCTGGTAAAGCCATAGATGTTAAATGTTCTGGAGAGTGCATTGGATATGTCGTTAATTTTTCACTGTACCAACCCATATCATCAAGATAAGAGTAAAAATCTTTCAAAGTTAAGTAATTGAAAAAACTCATTACTGTATTCAAACTCATATGAATGGATGGTTGCTTGTGGAGTAGTGTTAAATTTTGTTCAACCATATTCCAATCTGTACCGTGACGAATATATTCGGCACGGGGACCATAATGGTCAATACTAGCATATAATTCTATCTTAGTATCAAACTTACTCCACAATCCAAGAATATCTTTATCTTTGTATTTTAAATTACTTACATTTGTATTATACCGCAAACGAACATCTGTTCTACCCCTACGTAGAAATTCTTCCAGAATTATATAATGCTGTTCGTTAATTAAGGGTTCGCCACCGGCGAAGTATGCAAGATGAATATGGTCTATGTGACCTAATACTTCATCAACTAACGATTGATGGTCATTTTTTGGTATTACTCTAGCATATGGTACTCCGTTTCGTAAATCTTCGGCTTCCCATTGCGTACTAAAACCAGAACCGCAAGTTCTACATTTAAAATTGCAAAGATTATTAAATCTCACATCAAAATAACGCATTTTAAACTCACTGATACTACCATCCAGATTAGTAAAACTTGCTACCTCGTCAAAAAATTGTTTAAATTCATCGTTGGTGGCAATTCTAGCACTTTTGATACCGGCGTTTTCTAAATTATAGCACGGAGTACACATTGGACTTTTGACTTCGTTAAGCATACTCAAGCGTAATGAGCGCATTTTGGGAGAATTTATTAACTCACCTATAGAACTTTGTCGGGTGTTTCCTATTGGTATACTAGGATTAGCTGTGCAGCATGGATACGATATTCCCTCTGGACTGGCGTGCATATGTACCCAGGGATACATGCAAAAAGTTTTACTTTCATTTAAAAGAAAATCTTTCTTACTATACATGATGTAATGCCTTTATTAAAGATGGATAAAATGTGTCATACGGTCTAGTAAAAAACACATTTCTATTATGTACTAACAACTCATAATCTTTTTTAAAAAACTCATAAAAATGTTTTATATCAATACTCTGTAATCTTTCAAACTCCTCTATAAATAACTGGAACCGTTTGTCTACGTCTTGCTCAGCATCATAATCATAATTTATCCAAGACGGTAGTTCAAATCCATAAGATTGAATACTTTTTAGTAATCCACAATATCCGAGCGGAAGTATAAAGTGTCCTTTTATAAGTGGGTCAAATGTTTTTTCCGTGACAACTTTAGTAAATGAAGATTTTACCAAAGTTTCTACATATACGCTTACAAATGTATCAGAATATAATTTATTAGATATAGGAAACCAAATAGGATTATTTAATAATGAATCGGGTGTACGAAAAACATTTTTTTCACTTATTATATCTTCTTCTGGTGATAATATTTTTATTGGAGTAGATGACCAGTCTGAAAATATATTATCCGTATTTTTTAAAACTTCCGTAAGAGCTTTTCTATAATACTGTCTTTTCTTATCCAACAATGGTTGACGATTGTTCTCGACTCTTGTTGCTGATAAAAATCTTTTTGCTGTGTTTGTTTTTTGTATCTTGCTTAAAGCAAACATTTTTTCTGAGGCGTCATACGTCCATAGATTATTCTGTAAATTTATTTTATGATACTCTGTAAAGTACAACTTTTGTCTATTCCATAACAAATCATAATTTATAACCTTTTCATCTTGATTTATTAAATTAGTTTCAGTTATTAGAAATTTATTAGTAAATTTTTTCCAATTATTTGCGAATGGATATTCAAATAAAATTTGGTCATCATCTGTATGGAACAATCCAACTCCTAAAATAATCTTATCTTTGATTATATCTATAACCTCTTTGTTTTGCATTTCTAAAAAATCAGATTGAAATATAGGAATTATATCGCATTCTTTTAAGTTGGTACTTAAATAAAATCTGTTTGGTTCTAATGTAAAAAACCAAGAACTATTACCTGGTATACCTACGTCTACTGTAGTACTACCAGCGTACGAAGAACGTTGGTAAATTTTATAGGTTTCTTGTATTTCCATACGGTACTACAATGCAGTCGGGAATAGATTCTTTTTCTAGATATCTCCAAATATCAACGATAACACTACCAGATAAAATATTACAATAAAACTTTTGTTTATCGCTACCTATTAAATGACTATGACTATATGTTGTAGGTGCGTGATGTGCTAACAATACTATTCCTTTTACACTCTCTACGGTATCACCTGTAAGTGGGTCTATATATGTTACCCCGTATCCTTGTTCTTGTACATAATGCCCAATCAGTAAACTATAACTACCTTCCGTATAGGATACACCCGGTTTGTATGCTTTACCGTGAATATAAATTTCTAAATTATATTTGTTAGACAAATCAATTAATTTATCCGCAATACGTTTTGCTTGTAATTCTCTACTGTCCATTATAGCACCAAATAAATCATAACCCAAATTTAACTTTTGCGCCATATATCGTAATGCGATATTATCTCGGGGATGACATGCTCCTGCATCTCCCATACCCGCCTTCATATACGCTGCTCCCGTTATACGTCTATCACTTTCTGCCAATGCTTTTGTCACCACATCCACATTGATGTTTCCAGATGCTTCTGCCACATCCTGTATCATATTCACCAACCCAATCTTCGCAGAAATGAATGTGTTGTAGAAAATCTTGATACATTCTGCTTCATCCCATGTACCAACAACATATCGTGGATTGTTTTGCATCATGGTTTTGTAAAAGTCTGTAAGAATTTTTGCATCACCTGTTACTGAACCATCTTCCGTACCTATAATAACCATTTCTGGATTAATCATATCCCAAAGTACTGACCCCATGGCAATCAAGTATGGATTATAGATGAAACGATAATTAGTGGTATGTTGAATGAATTCTCGACGAACTGTGCCAGGCAACACAGTACTGATGAGAACCACCAGCTGGTCCTTGGTGCAATACTTGTTCACTTCCTTCAACACATCAATCACGATGGAATAATCAAAGTCTTTGGGTTCCAGATGTGCTGTAGGAGTCTCGCCGCCATAGGACTTGTCATGCGGAGTAGGAACTGCAATGAAAATCAATTCTCTGTCTTTCACAACTTCCTGAATGGTATCAACCAAAGGAAATTCTGGGAGGTCGGATTTCACAACATCATATCCTATCACATCATGTCCTGCACGCTTCATTTCATTGGCACATGGTGCACCAAGTTTTCCACAACCAATCATTGCAACTTTTTTTAATTGTTCCATAATTTATGAACCTCTGATATTTCTCCTGTGTTATTTACGCAACATGCACATGGAGTTCTTCTATAATTAGGACTATAACTCATTTTGTTATAATGAATTTCTGTTTCTTTTTGTACGTCAAACTTTTCAGGTAGATAATTCGGTAAGAATTGTTTTACCCAATCATAATGCATTTTAATAGTTGGATGCCCATCTATAAAAGATTCTCCTTGTTTCATCCACGATACATTTTTCAATGGTTCGAAACAATAGAAATCAGATTTTGTATATTTACTTTTTACCCAATCTCGCATAGCAATTGAAACATCTAATATGCGAGTTACGTCTTTCTCTAATTCTATGGAAAATTTCTTAGAAGTAATTTCTGGTATGTAGTCATATTCCGCTTCAAATCCTGGTAACATATTAAATGCGGTCATTATTTTATGCTGTATATTTTTGTATTCTAGGAATAAGTGTGCGTGATTAATATACATCCACGTAGTTTGGTATCCATAATCCACAGACCAATATTCCTGTAAAAACTTATCATCAAAAAAATTATTTGTAGTAAATATGTTTCCTCTGGTTCCCCAGCCACCATGTGTTAGCGTATCGAATCTGGTAGAACCACTGAACATTATTAATACGGTATCGTTTGGCGTAAGGTTGTAAACTCTGTCGCATTCTATAAGAGAAGAAACTATGTAATGATTCCCTGCTCCTGATTTACCGTAGTTTATATAGGTATCAAAAGTCCGACCACAGATGTCTGCCCAAGTTGGCCAACCATACGCAGTATAGCTACACCCAAATGTAAACAATCTACTCATTTTTTAACAAACTCCACCAAAAATTATCTATACGATTAGAATATATATTTTGAAAATGTTTATAGTTGTACTCTACTATCTCTTGAGTTTCTTCTATAAAAGTTTTCTTTTCATCCCGTGACCAATTGGTTATTACTCTACAAACGTTTCCTATCGTTATCAATCTGTGATGGTGGTCCTCTATATCATCATAACTTTCATCAAACCATTTGCTAAAAGTTTTGTATCCTTTATTTTTAAGAGACTGTAAACTTTTAGGTGCTCCAACAATAATAAATGGTTGTTTAAATATTATAGGTTTGAATGTTTTTTCTGTTTCGGCAATCGCATCTGTATATGCGTTAGTCTCGGTGACAATAGATATCAAACTCTTATCATAAAACTGTGTTAAGTTTCCTCTATTACCCATCGTCATGTTAGAATGATTACTTCTATCTTCTGGTAATGTATCTATACGAAGAGGAAGTATTGAATTTTGTAATGTTTGAATTTCTGCTCCAGTAAGTCCGATTTTATTACAAAAATTAAAGTCTACATTACTTGTGAAAGAATGTATAGGTACTTCTGGATTGTGTGCTGGCAGAGAAAAATAACTCTTTTCCAGTAATCCTAACTTGTAAAATAATAAGGTTAAATCGATTCTATGTGGTCTATATCTGTAATTCAATGACAGGAAGTCTTTTTCTAATATATCGATATGTCGTTTTGTAATATATTCATCTGTTTGATGTCGTTGTGATAATTGCCACTCAAACGAGTCCCAACACAAAATATTCATTCTTTGTGTTTTTGAGACATTATTTCTATCGCAGTATTTGTTGTAAATTTCACTGGCGTTTGGACATCCCGTCTGGTATATTACTTTGTTGAATGGTATACCGTGGCATGTAAAATAATTATGCATCAAAAAGAAGTATTGTTCATTAACAAAAGATTCCAACGACATATCCAAAAACAAATACCCATTTTTATATTTTATACCAGGTAAAACATTATGGGATACGTATACAGATTCTAACAATCCATATTGAGTGCCGTAAGAAAAGAACCCTTCGAATGGAGTTCTATGATGTAATTGATAGTCATATACGAATACATCGTCGTCTTTAAGTGTAAATGTAGAAGACAGTTCAAACAAGTTAGGAAACCTATCAAAAAAAGTTTTCCATAAAAATGGAAAATTACTACGATTAGTATCTATGGTCACCCCATGCATAGAATTAATTATATCGTACAGATTAGGTATTCTGTTATTTGATAGTGGGCCACGTGGACCTATCCACTCGTATACAATTTTAATTTTCTTCATACGTAATTATATCTTGAATTTGCTTTGCCACATGAAACTGATGTTGTGGGCCAAAATGTGAACCATCTGCTGCTGGATAAAACCTTCTTCCGTTTTTTCTCTCCCATCCATAATTAAAATCATAGGTAAAGTGTCCACAAGAAAGTCCAGTATATTTTTTTATTACTTCTGTGTCGTTCGCATCCCACGATACTGAATTTAACAGATTATATACTTTAACTCCCCATGACTTACAAAGAGCGTTTGCTGAACTAAAATCTTCAATAAAATCGTTACTCCACAGCGTGTTAGATTTTAATCTAGTATCAAATACTTCATCGATGACTTTATCGGTATTATCAAGATGAGTTTTTATTCTCCATCCATAATTTAGATGTACGGGTGCACCGGCGGTTCTGATGTAAGTATTTCTAGTTGCTTCTGTCCAACATAATAAAACTCTTCTAGGTTTTGGTTTATTTGACAAAAACCAAGAAAATAATGTATTCTTTATATTTTTATTACTATTTCCACCCTTTGCAAGATTAACCGTTCTGGTGTTTAATAGGTTCTCGTACTGGGTAACCCACATTTCACTTTTTCTTAATCCGATACCTTCAACAAATGAACAACCTAGTATCATGTCAAACACATTATCAGAGAATGTATCAAATTCATCTGTTCTGTATCCGTATGAATTAAGTATGTAGAAATCGTCCTCTAGCTCGTAATATGGCCAATCTTCATTCGATATACCAAGTTCAGTTGCCCGTTTACGTGTTGTTTCATATAAATCTTTTTCAAATGTCCCAGAAAATTTTGATACTCTTTCTAGACCATAATAATTTACATAATTAAAAACATCATTACTAATATAACTTGGTTCGAACTTATACATTAGGTTTTCTCTTTGGTATAATAATATCTGTACCACATACGCAATGAAATTTGTTACAGTTAATGGTGGTAGGACGAATTTCATCTACGTTTGATAATATACTACCAACCACACCAGATACACCACAACTTGCCATAGTTATGATACCAGCAGGATTGATGAATACCGCATCACCAATATCACATTGCCAACCACTAAAGAAGTTTTGGCGTGCAATAATCACTTCATTACTGTTCATAAACTCGTTACTACCATCACTCCACTTTCCATATGAGATGGCAAGATTTTCTTTGTTTGGTTTGTTTGGAGCAAACTTTATTTCAAGTTGCTGGTGTTCTTTCAACCATTCTACTTTTTTATTGTCCGCATATTCCCACGGTTTTGCCTCAGAAGACATTTCGTCGAATAACGGTGTCCATTCGATAAAATACCCAGGAAGCTTATCTTTTAACATTTCCCCATACTCAACAACTTCCCAAAATCGTTCGTCGTGCATAAGTAATTTGTTACACATATAATTAATTTTGTCACATAAAAATAGACTATTCTGAAAGTATCTATCCTTATCTACTTGTTCTATGTGGAAACTTGCGACAATATCATCAAATAAGTGATAATGTTTCTTCCACCAAGAAGTTGCACGACTCAAATTTGTATTGATGGCAACGGTGTTGTTTGGAGCATACGATTTGAAGAACTCAACAACAGGAATCAAGTTTTTCCAAATAGTAGGTTCACCGCCACTTAAATATAATTTAAATGCATTATACCCGTTCTTTTTATAGTTATCTATAATCTGTCGTAGGTTTTCTATGTATTGACGTTGATTCCCATCGTTTTTATGAAGTTTACCCCAATTACCAGTATTGCAATAACTGCACTTGTAATTACAGTTATCACTCACCTGCCATGTAATTGCTAAATACTTTTCTTTAGGATAAACTTCTAGGAGTTTTCTTTCATCCATTTATATACATCCTCTAATTCGGGTATGTTTGAAAATAAATCTTCTTTTCGTATACCATCATACAATTCACTTCTATCAAAAAATTCTTTGAGTCCACCAACATTTCCTTTAGCATTTTCTAATGCAGTTAATACGGTAAATGTTTGACCCAACTGATGTTCAACTTCTTCTGGACTAAATCTACCCCCATGCTTAATTGCGGCAAATATATCTTGCCACAATCGTTTTGCTTCTAATGCGATATGAGGTGGTAATACGTCCAATCCCATATACCACGGGTTAGTTAATATATTCAATCGTAACCCGTCCAACGGAATTATATTATTATATAATAACCATTTTAAGAACTTAGGAAACTGGAACACATTATATATAGAAATTGTAGGTGTTATTCCAAACTTTGCATGTGGAACTTCTCGTTTTAATTCTTCTATGTTTTCTAATATGGTATCCCACTTTGCCCCATGCCGTACATATTCAATAACTTTATCAGACCCATCCAAACTTGCCCATATTTGTACGTTTGAAAACTTCTTCCAATAATCGATAGAATTTTTGTTCTTATATCGTAACGTGAGGAAATTGGTGGTATATGTTAGCTCTACGTTAGTATGACTGTTTTCTAACCAATAGTCTAATATATCATAGTGTTCATTGGTAATGAGAGCCTCACCACCGGCAAAATACACTTCTTCTACGTCTAACAAGTATGGTTTTAGTTTCTGTAATAAATCATTTTCTTCATTATTAGATACCACAATCTTTTTCATATTAAAGTGTGATTCTAATGTTTCTTTACCAAAGTTTTGTTGATGTTCTTCTGCCCAACGACTACTACATGCCGGTCCACAAGTACGGCATTTCATATTACATAAGTTACTAAACCGTATGTCTAAATACTTCAACTTAAACTTCAATAACGTACCATCTGCTTTAGTTAGTTGTACTAAATCCTTAGAGCTATCAAATCGTCTGGTATTATTGGATTGACGAAGCGACCATATACCATAATTTTCCAAATCATAACATCTAGAACACTCTTCAACATATTCGTCTTTGAGCATTTTTACTCTAATTTCTTTATACTTCTCACTGTTCATAATATCTAATACAGAGTCTTTATCCGTACTAGATACTGGCATCTGTGAGTTTGCAACACAGCACGGAAGTACCCGTTTATCAGGCCATGCGTGAAAATGTATCCACGGAAGAATACAAAAGTGTTTACTAGTTTTTACATTATTCAATACTTTCATACCATGCTCTCAATTCTGGAAATGTACTAGTAAATGATTCTTCACGAATGTTATCAAAATGTGTAGTCAACGACTTAAATTTTTGTTGCCATTCTTTATTCGGTTCCGTTTCTTCTTGAATAAAATGATAAATGTCTGACAATCCATTTTTAATATGCCCATCGGGAACGGTCTTTAACCAATCACCTATCTTTTCTTTTGCTTCTGTTTTTAGCTCTTTAGAAAGAACATTGTTTAGATTATAATAATCTGGATTAATAAGTTTATAGAAAGAACAAGAAGTTGTAACCCAGTCTATAACACCATTTTCATATAAATGGTCAAGAAAATCTGTTATCGTAAGTACGTTAAACGCACCAACTACACAGTTAAATGATATAGATACATTAGGACAAGAGGATTTAATTTGTTTTAAATTTGAAAGTATGTCCGACCACACAGTACCGTTTCTCATGTATTCCGCACGTGTACCAAAAGAATCTAAACTACCATACACTTCGATTTTATTAAACTTATTCCATAAATCCAATACACTAATATCCTTAAACGTTAATCGACTACAATTAGTGTTGTATCGAATAGTCACGTTTGTACTGTTATTATCAATCAAGTACTGAAGTATTTGGTAATGTTCAGGAGTAATAAGTGGTTCTCCTCCTGCAAAGTACAACATCTCCAGTTCCCCAAGATGGGGCTTAAATTCTTCAAGTAGTCTTGGGTCACCATTAGATGCGTGAGTTATACCAGGAAACTGACCATATCCTTGTTTATGTGACTCTGCTGCCCATGTGGATGAAAACATATCACCACAAGTACGACATTTGAAATTACATAAATTACTAAATCGTACATCAAAATACTTTAAATTCATACCAGGAAGATGCCCATCATCCAGTGTATCGTGTATTAAATCAAAGTGTTGTCCAAACTCATTGTTAGCAAAGTTTCTAAATGAGTATCCACCCGAACCAGTGGATTCGTGTTTATAACAGTTTGCACAACCTTCTATCCGTTCGCCTGCTAATAACTTTCTACGAACTTCTTTATACGCCTCACTATTCCAAATTTCTTTAACAGTATTTTCCCGCACATTACCCACGGGATTTTCATACTTTGTTGTACAACATGGATACACATTTCCGTCTGTATTGACATACGTGTGTATCCATGGAAACATACAAAATGTTTTGTTATGTTCTAGTAATTTGGATAAGTCTGGAGTCTGGGGCATCTTTACCACTCAAATAAAAGTTTTCGTATTCAGGAAATGTTTCTAAGAAATTTGTTCCTCTACGTTTATCATATTCGGTAAACCAATTATAGAAATCTTTTCTACCTTCAAGTACCTTTTCGGGAGAATATTCTGTAGTCTCCATGTACTTAACAACCCGTTTAAATCGTTCTAACTCTAATTCAGAAAACTTTGTTACATCGTTTTCATCAGTATGTTTTTCCATGTACTTAAGAGTTTCGTACATATATGGCATGAACTCTTCTTTCGGTAAAATATTCATATCATATTGGAGTGGTTCTTTTAAATACGGTGTATCAAACCGAATTTTTCTTTCTAATGGTCTATCTGGAGTATCCGCAATAATTTTATTATACTTCTTTCTCCATTGTAAAATCTTCTTTAGTAATGAAGTGAATGTAGTAACTGTTAGAATGTTAAACGTAATCATAAAGGTTACGTGACTTTTTGTCATTCTAACGTATGTGTCGAGATTCTTTTCCCAGACCTTTAAATCTAAACCAGTACGAATATATTCTGCTCTCGGTCCCCATGTGTCAATACTACTAAACAGTTTAAACTTCTTAATAGAGTTCGTTTCTAGTAAGTCGCGAACGTTTTCAGACAAACGTACAACCCATTCATTCTTTCCACCCAAATTACTATTAATGTTCAACTCTAAATTCGGCATAGGGTCATCTTTTAACGAATCCAACAAACGCCAAGTGCTCTTGTGCATCAATGGTTCACCACCAGTCAATCGAAGAATGTTCAATGTTTTACGGACATCTGGCCACCAACGCCACCACGCTTCCACATAGGGGTTGGTTTCTTCTTCGTACATGGTGAACCAGTCAATATCATTTCTGTGATTGTTCACCATGGTGTAAGGACCATGTTGTTGAATCTCACGATAGTACCGCGATGATGCTTTGGGATGACAGTAACCACACTTGAAGTTACATTCATTACCAAAACTCAATTCAATGTATTCAGGATTGATATTGAAATCCCAAGGACTATTTTTTATTTCATCAAATCTATCTTCTGTGTAAATTGATGTTGTTCGAATATGTCTATCGGAAACATAGTCTGGACCTAATGCTTCGATGTTCCAACAGTATTGACATCCACTAGGCTTTTCCCCGTTAAGCATTTGTAAACGTTCTTGTTTCTTTTGGGGGGTATTGTGTAATGCCGACGGATTGTCTTTAAGTTCCTCAATAGGAATCTTATGTGGCGCAGGATGATAACAACTATGCGTTTCTCCAGTCTGTAGGTAAATGGTTACGTGATGCCATTTTGCCATACAGAAGGTTGGACTCAGTTGATTTGTTATCGGTAGAATTCTTTTGATTCTATCTAGTTCATAACTCATATTTTATAACCTATGTTCATAAATCGTGTGAACTGCGAACAGTCTAATTCACCTGTATACATACTCTTCTTAATTTTGTTGGTCTTAATAAACTCTTTAAGAGTTTTCGTAGTCCTAACGTGTTCACCCTTTAATTCTTCAAAGTTGTTTCCTTGTAATGCTATCAAAACGTTTTTAGGAACATTATCGAACCACGTATTAAATACTTTTTGGTTTATATGTTCTGTTGCTGTGTTAACTATTAAACAGACATCTTTAGGGTAGAACTTGAAGTTCTCCATCTTTTCTGTTATAAAACTAATACGTGTATCATAATTTGTCAAGGTTTGTCCTTGTTTAACACAGTTTGTATCTACATCAATACTATACACGGTTGTTATATCTGGAAAATTGTCACGTAAAAACATAGCGTTTAAACCATGCCATCCTCCAAATACATACGCAGAACCTTGAAGAGTTTTATTTTCTTTCTTAAGAACATTTTTTAATTCTTCAACTAACCATATCTTACTTTTTAGTTGACTTTCCCAAAAACATTCTAATAAAGAATATCGTTCTTCGGCAGTTTCAGCAGAACGTATGACATTCATCCACGTACCAACTCTATGTGCAGGTATACCGTAACTATGAAACGACATATTAATTGTAAATAAACGGATCTCGTTTTCTTAATTCTTCTAGTCTACGTTTGTTTCTATATTGAACGGTCCACTTATATACCATTTCAACCAACCTGTCTAAGATTTTTCTCATATTAGTTTCCCAGAACATTTAATGTTTTCTTTGTTTCTATTTCTTTGGGTTTAGTTACTCGTCTATACATTTCGAAATCACCCCAGTCCCCTTCTCCGGTATATCTGTAGGCGAATGAGAAGTCTATAGTTTTATTCAACATTTCTTCTTCTTGTAACAATAAACTAAAATCTACGTGGTTTCTACCTTCCATTCCCCATGATGGTTTTGCTAACTTTCTGGCTCTTACCGCGGTATTAGACATCATTCTACTATAGTCCTGTGCAAAGAACGGACCTTTTCTACCAGGTTGACCATTTGGTTGAAGTTGGTCTGGACGTTCTCTTGTATCTAAATGGTTGTCTACCTGTTCAAACTTCATATCAAAATCAGCTAACCATTTACCATCATCTGTAATTGAAAATCTGTATTCTGCGGTATGCATACCTGGTCCAAATTGCCATCCGAATTCTTTAATATCAATCTCTGGATTAAACTTGACCACCGCATCATATCCACCACGTGTCTTCCACAACATTCTGAAGAATGGCCACATCTCGTTTACAAGAGTGTCTGCGAACGGATTAATATTAGGTTTGATTATTCTATAATCGAAATCTTCGTATTCAACTTCTCTCAAAGTATTAGGATTATGTAGTTTAATACTATAATGTTCCTTTTCTAAATTGAAACGAATAGGATACCCGAATGGAGTTTCCGTACATCCACGCATAAAATCTAAGAACATATGGAAAGTTTTCACACGATGCATTACATGAGTACCACCTTTTGTTAGGTCATGAGTAATCCAGTGTCCTTGATATTTGTGTGCACTTACATTAAACTTGTGTGTGTTTTGCCCCACAATAGTTTCTGGACCCACTGCCATACCCACACCGGCACCCACGTTGTTGATGTTGTTGTTTCTCATTCTCCATAGGAATGTCATACTATCAGCAAAGTCTTGGAAATCTTCTGTGGGAAATCCCACAATCCAGTTGGTGGCGGCATAGATTCCCACTTCTTTACCATGACGGAAGTTGGCTTCCATTTCTTCAATTGTCACACGTTTGTCCATATCGTCTAGTACTCGTTGACTTCCAGACTCAATACCATAATTTAACATGATACATCCACCTGCCTTTAAGTCCTTAAAGTACTCCAAATCCATACGTCCATCACAACGACAATATCCTGTCCAATGAATCTTCAATCCCTTGGCTTCTACTGCCTTACAGAAGGCACGAAGTTCTTTTAAGTTACCATTCACTAAACTATCGATGAACCAAATAACGTCTGTACCTTTATTATAATACAACCATTCAATTTCTTTTAATGCGTCCACTGCACTCCGTTGACGATACTTCCAGAAATGAGTTTCTTCACAAAATGTACACTTTGCAGTACATCCACGACTAAACTGACTGTTAACTCCGTTTGGAATTTCATATTGCGAGAAATCAATACTTTCATAATCTGGCATAGGAAGATTATTGATTTGAATACGTTCTCCTTCTGGCTGAATCATAATGTATGGTTCTGTACGAACCACACCATCTTCTACTTCCTGTAGGATGTCAAGAATAGCAGCTTCACCCTCACCTGCTACTACATAGTCATAATATGGTTCTATTTCAAACCAACTCTTTTTTGTATTACTTCCACCGATGGCAATCTTAATATCAGGTCTACGTCTTTTAATTTCTTGACACATCCACTTCGTGGGTTCTGCACTAATATAATACATAGTAAACCCAACAATCTGTGGGTCGAACTCTAAAATTTCATCTATGGTTTTTAGTAATAATGGTTCTAATACAGGATGAATGTCCTGCATATACGTTTCGGCTAACCAATGCCAACTCGCACTTGGATCCCACAAACGGAATGGGAGTTTTTGATTAGGCCACCAATCATTTTTAAACTCAGTGTACGCCCTCATATTTAAATCATAAACTTTTGTTTCGTACCCTGCTGTTTTAGCAATACCACTTAATAATGCTAAATTATATGGTGGGAAATGTGGTGCCCACTCTGGACATAATACTAATGCAAGTTTTGTTTTACGTGTCTTATAATCGATATAAACCGGTGTAACGTTGTGTTGTTCGAACGGTTTAGCATATGGTTTAATAGCCTCGAACATTGCTACGTGTTTAGCGTCAGCAATATCTGGAGCTAACGCTTCTCTAGCTTTAGCTTCTTTCGCTAATTTAGTAAGATTAAAATCAATAGGTTCAGTCATAATTACCCGTGAAGTTCTTCAAATCGTTCTTGTAACCAGTTCCAATCCACCGTTTTTTGTAATTCATCTGGATTCTTTACATACTGTTCTGCGTACTGTATACCGTCTTCCGCACCCTTCAATACCCACTCTGCGTTCGGACCTTCGGCAAAGGCGGTCCATCGTTGTAACCACAAATATGCATCTGGGGTATGTGCCGTAGATAATTTAACTGCTTCACGAAATGCAGTTCTCCAGGCTTCAAATGGTGACGTTGCAAAAT